AATATGTCAGACCTAACACCAGAGGATCTAGCCTTCTTGAAGAAGATTGGTCAGATCACCACAGCACCAAAGCCAGTAACTACTAAGAAGGAAGAAGAATAATCATGGCAATTTTTCTAAATAACAAGGTCGGTTTTAAGATTGCTACAGTTAATCTTTCTGACCATGTAACTGCTTTTACTCTTAATCGTCAATCAGATCTCATAGAGGTAAGTGCAATGGGCGATACCGCACATAAATTTGTGACCGGATTGTCAGCAGATACCATCACAGTTTCATTCTTGAACGACACAGCAGCAGCAAATGTTCTAGCAACACTTCAAGCTGCTTATGGCACAACTGTTGCATGGGCAGCAGTTCAAGATTCTTCAGCTGCTATCTCAGCAACCAACTTACTTTATTCGGGTACTCTGATTGTCGATAACATTACCGACATTAACGGCGCTGTCGCTGATGAAGGCATGATGGATCTTACATTCACTTGTAACAGCAAGACAGCAACTGCTTCAACTGGTACTTGGTAATAATCTAACTACTAAAGAAAAGGGCTAAAGAAATGGCAAAGCTAAAGATCACTAGAACCGATGGCACTGTATCCGAACATCAGATCACGCCATCGATCGAATTTGCATTCGAGAACCATGCAAAGATGGGCTTCCATCGTGCGTTCAGAGAACTAGAACGCCAATCGGATGTCTATTTTTTGGCTTGGGAATGTTTGCGTCGCAGCTTTGAAGGTACTAGCGAAACAGTTAAGCCTTTTGGGTCAGCATTTATTGACACACTTGCAAAAGTGGAAGTCCTTGATGACGACCCGGAATTGTAGGGCGCGATTCATTTACCTACTTGGTCGCAAGATTAAGTATCGAGTTGCATATCGCGCCTAATGACTTACTCGAACTTGATTCGAGAATGTTCAAGGCTTTATTACAGGCAATGAAAGATCGAAACAAGGAGATGAAAGATGCCAGTCGCAGTAAAGGGCGCGGTCGCACTTCGGAGATCCTTGCGTGAATTTACACCTGATTTAGCCAAACAGTTACCAAAAGAAATGGCGATAGCCCTGAAGCCCGTTGTGAAGGCGGCTCGGGGCTATGCGCCTTCTGAAAGTCAAACTCTTAGCAACTGGAAACCAAGATCTTTTAATGAAGGCAGATTCCCTACGTATAACGCAACTTTGGTTAAGCGTGGGATTGGTTATAAGACATCACCTTCCAAGGTTGATCGCAGAGGTTTCAGATCCTTAGCGCGCTTGTTCAATAAGAGTGCAGCTGGTGCAATCTATGAAATTGCAGGTCGAGTTAATCCTGACAGTGTTTTTGTTAGAAACATCAAAGGTAAATACGGCTCTCAGATGAGAGGCAAGAACGAGATGGAAGGCCGCGTTCTGTATCGCGCCTATGAAGAAGATCGCGGCAAGGCACAAGATGGCGTAATTAAAGCCATTGAAAAGGTCACTGCTAAACTAAACAAGAGAGCTCAGGTGCGCGGATAATGGCCAATGTAATTATTGATGTAGCAGCTGAGTTTACTGGCAAGAAAGCGTTCAAAGATGCTGGCAGTGCAACCTCTTCACTTGAGAAGAGTGTTAAGACTTTAGGCAAGACTATTGGTATTACCTTTAGCGCCAAGGCCATTGTTGACTTTAGCAAGGCTGCAGTTAAAGCATTCGCCGAAGATGATCGAGCAATCAGAGTATTAAGAACTAACCTAAAGAATCTTGGTTTGGCTTACCAGTCTGTCAATGCAGATAACTTCATTAAAAATATGGAAACTCAGGCTGCTGTATCTGACGATCTATTAAGACCAGCCTACGCGCAACTTGCCAAAGTAACTTTATCAACTACTAAGACCCAAGACTTAATGGCTTTGGCCTTTGATCTATCAGCTGCTAATGGCATTGATTTTGCCTCGACTGTTGATATTCTTTCTAACGCTTATGTAGGCAACTACAAGGGATTAAAGCAGTTATACACTGGTTTGACTCAAGCACAACTTGCTTCAAAGTCATTTGAAGAGATCCAAGCAATTTTAACTAAGCAGAGCAAAGGTGCTGGAAAAGCTGCTTTAGATACTTATGCCGGATCTGTCGATAAGTTAAGCATTGCTTCCGATAACGCTAAAGAATCTATTGGAAAAGGTTTAGTTGATCTCTTTGCTGCTCTTGCTGGTAATGGCAACATTGATCAAGCCACAGCAAACATAAACACTTTCTCTAGTGCTTTAGGTCAGATGCTTTCAGATGCTTCCAAGTACGGCGCAATCGACTGGTTAAGTGCGCTAGTAACTGGAAATGTTACTGAAGGCACAGCCCAAAAATTAGTTAAAAGACCTTCTGCTCGTAGATTCTTTACAGGTGGTTCTGGTGTATCAACTGAGTTATTGACAGCAAGAAAAGAAGCTGCTGCAGAGGCCGCTAGGTTAAAGGCTATAAAAGCCGCAGCTGCCGCAAAGATTGCAGCTGATAAAAAGGCTGCTGCTCAGAAGGCTATATTGGCTAAAGCCGATTCCATGTTTAATATGGAACGAATTCAGATTGAAGCCGCGCTAAAGGGCAAGATCTCAGACGATGAGAAATTGCGCCTAGAATTACAAAAGGCAATCCTTAATGAGGACTTTGACTTAGCAGATAAGTTACAAAAGAAACTAGAAGCCTCGCAGCGAGCCACAGCAGCTCTTCAAGGTTCTATTAATGGCATTAAGCCACCTGTGGATCCTTTTGCTGGAATGCTTCTAACTTTAGAAAGCGTAATCACAGCTCTTGGCAAGATTGGGATGGCGGGCAGCAGTGTTGGTGGCACAAAGAATGTGCCGAAAGAGCCAATCGACACAATTGACTTAGATGATAAGAAAAAAGATCCAGACAAAAAAGAAACTGTGGTAACAAACAATCCACCACCTGAAGTAATAGTTAAAGAATTACCACCAGAACCACCAACAACTAACAATCCTTTTGGTGGTCTAGGTGGCAGCACTGGTGGCTTTGGTTTCTCACTTCCAAAGTATTTACAAGATCAAATGCCACAGCAACCAGTTACAGTCAATGTCAATGTCGAAGGATCTATCCTGAGTCAAGATACTATGGTCAAAGTAGTTGCTGATGCGTTAGTGGTTGCTAATACAAACGGCAACAATACTCGTCGCCCAGGCGCAGTTATTGAAATAGATTAATTATGACACTTCCAGTAATTAACGCAATCATCAACTTTTCAACAGGTGCTGGCTTTGCCTCGCCTATGATTCTTGATTCTGGCGTTCTGGGAGTTAATGCCCTTGCTGATACTGGATCAGTCACAGTCGATGTATCTAGCCTTGTCGATTCGATTAAAACTACACGCGGTCGCACAGCTCTTTCAGATGTATTCCAGACTGGCACAATGAGCCTTCGGATAATCGATCAGACAGGCGCGTTCAACCCAATGAACCCAGCCTCGCCTTACAACAATCTTTTAACTCCAATGCGTAAAGTAACTATCACTGCCACTTATGGGACAACTACTTACCCAATCTTTGCAGGCTATATAACCTCATACGATACAACTACCCCTAAAGATGTTGGTGAAGTAGTTTACACAACCATTCAAGCGGTTGACGGCTTTAGATTATTCCAGAATGCACAGATCACTTCTGTCGCCTCAACTTCAGCTGGTCAAACCAGCGGCACTCGCATAGCCAAATTGCTCGATGCAGTAGGTTGGCCTTCAGGCATGAGAGATATTGATACAGGCCAGACCACAGTTCAAGCAGACCCCGGAACTTTAAGAACTTCTCTTGGCGCAATGCAGACAGTCACAAGCACTGAATATGGTTCTCTATACATGGACGGCTTTGGTAATGTCGTCTTTCAAGATCGTGCGCTTACTTCATCAAGCGTGGCTGGAACGCCAGTCGATTTCAATGACAATGGCACTGGGATCTCGTATAACAATGCCCTTTGGAAATTGGACGATACCTTGGTATTTAACAAGGCCAGCATTACTCGTACTGGTGGCACTGCTCAGGTGGCTAGCAATCAAGCTTCGATCGATAAGTATTTTCTTCACTCATATCAAGAGCAGAACTTGCTCATGGAAACAGATGCGGAAGCCCTAAACAATGCGCAAGCCTTTGTTGCCTCTCGCCAAGAAACTTCGATCCGTTGCGATGCGGTTACCCTTGATCTTTATACTGCTAATTATGATGCAGGTATCACTGCTGCTCTTGCCCTTGATTTTTTTGATCCAATTACTGTAACCACAACTCAACCGGGTTCATCGACCCTCACCAAGACTTTGCAGGTATTCGGCGTGTCACATGACATAAAACCGAGTGCTTGGAAAACTACATTAACCACGCTAGAGCCAATTCTGGATTCGTTCATAATCGGAACGAATTATGGGATACTAGGCACTAACACACTTTCTTACTAAGGAGATCAAATGGGAGCACCATTAGGCTTCAAGACATTCGCCACAGGTGATGTTCTCACAGCCGCAGATACAAACGGATACCTCATGCAGGGAGTCTGGACATTCGCTTCAGCTGCTGCTCGCGATGCGGCTGTAACAAGCCCACAAGAAGGCAACTTTTGTTACCTTAAAGATACTAACGCTACGCAGTATTATACTGGCAGCGCATGGGCAGCGGTTGGCGCAGGCGGCGGTAAAGTTCTACAAGTAGTGCAAGGCACAACTACTACCGCGGTTGGCAATTCTACCAATGTTTACGCCGACACAACATTAACAGCAACAATTACACCAAGTTCCGCAACTAGCAAAGTATTAGTCTTAGTTTCTCAAAATGGATTAAATAAATCTAATGGAAACTCCGCTAATCGGATGACTATGAGATTATTACGCGACGCAACTCAAATTGTTTATGTGTCTGATGGCACAGGTAACACAGCGTCAGCTACGCAACTTCAATCCGCAACGAACTCAGTTAATTATTTAGACTCGCCAGCAACAACTTCGGCAACAACTTATAAAACACAATTTTTAAACCCCGGTAACGCGGCAAGTATTGCTGTTCAAGTTAATGGCACTGAAATGTCAACAATAATTCTCATGGAAATAGGTGCATAAAATGGCAACAGCTAGAGATGTTTTAACAATGCTTATCCCTGATGGCGGCTGGATAATTACAGGCAACGAATATGAGGGAATTCAGTTCATTTCGTGTGATCCAATTACTGAAAAAGAATTTAAAGATGGCTTTGCAAAAGTTGATGCTTGGCTTGCTGGTGAAACAATCAAGAAAGATGCAGCTCGTAAAGTCATTTTAGATCGATTAGGCATTACCGCAGAAGAAGCTGCAATTCTTCTAGGCTAATGAAGCCAAGATTATCTAAGTGCGCGATCCAGTTAAGAGAACAGATTGACGACACCTTCAGAGATCGAGATCGAACTTCTGATGGTTGGATCGGCGATACTCGACACAGCGCGCGCCCTTCAGATCACAATCCTGATGCTAACGGCTGGGTTCGTGCCATCGACATCGATCGAGATCTTGCAGGCAAAGTTAAACCTGACCTCATGCCAGATCTTGCGGATCAGATTCGTGTCTTTGCAAAGTCTGATAAGTCAAAGCGCATCGCATACATCATCTTTGATGGAAAGATCGCAAGTCCTATCCTTAAATGGAAGTGGCGGAAATACACAGGCATCAACAAACATAATCATCACTGCCATATCAGTTTTACGAAAGAAGCTGACTCTAATGGTGAGTTTCTTCAAATACCTATGATCGGGGGATCACAATGAAAGATCTACAAAACGCAGCAGGTTCTTGGGGCAGAGCATTCTTAGTTGCAATCATCTCAATGTATGCAGCTGGAGTCACAGAACCAAAGGCTTTGATTGCTGCTGGTCTTGCTTCGATCATTCCACCAGTATTGCGCTACCTTGACCCTAAAGATGAACTCGGAAGAAAATGACACAAGCAGAGTTCTTTCAGCTCTATATTGCCACTCTTGTGACAATCGGTGGATTGGCTGGCTATGTGATCACACACTTGCTCAGCGAGATCAAGCGACTCAACACACGCGTTGATGAGATTTACAACATACTTTTAGAGCGGTAAAATAAACCATGGCTCCGCGCAAAGCAAAGGCATTAGAGGATCAAGGTTACACGCCTTTAGAAGCGTATTGCATTGGTCTTAATGAGTATTACAAGGCTCTGCGTAAGGCTGGCTTTGCCACAGACATATGCATGTCATTGCTTATGGATCCATACTCTTATCCTGATTGGATCCTGCCTAAGCGCATCAACGATAATCCGAGCCGAATGCCGGACTTTTATCCTGACGATGATGAGGATTAATGAAAAGAACCATCGTAATACCAGACTTACAAGTCCCTTATCACGATGAAGTAGCAGTTAAGAATGTCGCCTCGTTTATTAAAATATTTCGGCCTGATGCTGTCGTTACTCTCGGAGATGAAATCGATCTCCCACAAATCAGCCGATGGACAGAAAATAAACCGGGCTGGTACGAGCAAACACTAGCTGCGGATCGTGACATGGCAGTCGATGTCCTTTGGGAATTGACGCAGCACGCCAAAGAAGCTCACATGATCAGGTCAAACCACACTGATCGTCTTTACAATGTGATCATGAACAAGATCCCAGCATTCTTGTCATTGCCAGAGTTGCGCTTTGAAAAGTTTATGAAGCTCGATGAACTCGGGATCTCTTATCATAAGAAGCCATTTCCTATTGCTAAAGGTTATGTTGCAGTGCATGGAGATGAGCAACCAATTAAACCGACTCCTGGTCTTACAGCCCTAGAAGCAGCCCGTAGGCATGGGCTAAGCGTTATCTGTGGACATACTCACAGAGCAGGTCAATCAGCCTTTACAGAGGCTTCAGGGGGCAAATTAGGCCGTATCCTGCGAGGCTTTGAAGGTGGACACTTGATGGACATTCGCAAGGCTCATTACACAAAAGGCACAATGAACTGGCAACAAGCATTCTTGATCGTAGAAGAAGATGCTAAGGGTGTCCAAGTGTCAACAATTCACATAGAAAAGGACGGAACCTTCGCTTATGGCGGTCGCAGGTATGGACGATCTCGATAATCCGCTTAGGCGTGACATCGATGATGCGATGGACGATGGAGAATTGTTACCATTTCGTTATCAAAAGATGCTTGCTTAGTCTGCCATAGCCTGTACCTTAAGCCTTATCAGTGAATCGTTCACTTGATGGAAAGGGCTAAAATGAATACAGATCTTTATTTTTATCTAGTTATGTTAGCGTTTTTAGTAGTTGGCATAGCTGCAGGTTATGGGCATGGATTTAAGCAAGGTAAAGAAGAAGGCTACGCACTGGGTCGCTCAGTTGCTCGACACACATTCTGGTCAGAGTGAAGGCCAAGGATATTCTCGATGAAGCCAAGCAGCTACTCACCGACCGAGGTGACGAATACGGCGACTCAACTCTTAATCACATTCGAATCGCAAGACTCTGGAGTGTGTATCTTGACAAAAACATTGAGCCGCACGAAGTCGCAATCTGCCTTATCCTCACCAAGATCTCGAGAACTCAAACTACGAAAGACCACCCAGACAGTTACGCAGACATCTGTGCGTACTCTGCAATCGCTGGCCAGATTACATCAACTGATTGGAATGACCTTGACAGTTACTAAAGCAAAGTCCGGGCAATGGTGTGATTACTGCCAGATGAAGTGGGGTCGCGATCACCCTAATGGCAAGGGTAAGACTTTTGCAGTCTGGACTGTTGTTAGTCAGCACGCAAAGTCTAAAGGGATCAACCGACATTACTGCCAGCCTTGCGCTGTCTGGGTGTCAATCTGGCCAGATGGATCTCACTGGCCTTTAACAGAGCAAGCCGAGTTTTTAGTAAAACAAGAGGAGATCAATCATGGCGTTTAATCTAGCCGATTATGAAACAGTCGAGAGCCGACTGGAAAAGTTTTGGAAGGAGTTCCCAGATGGACGCGTATCAACGGAATTGGAAGTATGTGAAGCTCATCGATATGTTATTAAAGCCTATCTCTACCGCACTTATCTCGACCAAGTCGCTTACTCCACTGGCTATGCTGAAGAGAAGGATTCTGATCGCGGCGTTAATGCCACTAGTGCGCTTGAAAACTGCGAAACTTCAGCGATCGGCAGAGCACTTGCGAATGCAGGTTATGCTACTAAAGGCAGACGGCCTTCCCGAGAGGAAATGGTCAAAGTATCAATGGCAGGACGAGGCGGAATTGTTGCAGAAAAGCCGATCCTTAAAGAAAGATTCCCAGAACCCGTAAAAGATGCATGGACAATAGAAAGCCCTAAAGACGCACGAGATGTCGTACAAGTTGAGGGTTCGCCTGATCTTAACTCAGCAATGAACTTACTAGCTGATGAACTTAATGCCAAAGAAGTACCGCAAGCACCTAAGTGCCAGCATGATTTTATGGTGCATAAGACTGGAGTTTCATCAAAGACTGGCAAGCCTTACGAAGGCTATACCTGCCCATCAAAGAATCGGGCAGAACAATGCCCGCCGATTTGGTTATAACTATGCAATGCAATTGTAAGAACGAATGGACAACCAGTTGGAAATATAAACATTCAATTGAATGCTCTAAGAAGCGTGTTGAATGGTGGATCAAAGGAATGAAAAACTAATGGCTTCCCAGCATCGTAAGCACAGGGGTTACCGCACTCAGAAGTGCGTCGCTGAATACCTAAAAAAGTGGTTCCCTTATGCAGACAGTGCTGGGGCAGGTAGGCAAGGTAGCGATATAACTGGTGTCCCGTTCGACATCGAGGTTAAAGCGCGTGCCGCCTTCCAACCGAAGGAGTGGCTGGATCAGACGCGAAAGCGGGCAGATGGGAAGCTGTCAGTTGTCGTAATGAGATTCAATGGGCAGGGCGAAGATGCGGCCGAATACGGCGCAATGCTTCGATTCTCTGATCTGGTTCAGCTACTCAATAAAGTCGATTACTCAGAATGGTTTCAAGAGCCAAGCCGATGCAAAGGCTGTGGCACTTGGTTACTTAATGAGGATTACTGCACAAAGTGTAAGGATTACAATGCCAATTTATGATTATGAATGCATAGTGTGCGGGCAAACACAAGAGCTTGAACACTCAATGAGTGCAGTGGGAAACCCGGTACTGCACTGCTCAACTCCCATGATTCGGGTATTCGCAGCAACGCCAGCGATCTTCAAAGGTACTGGCTGGGGAAAGGACAAGAAATGAGCAATCCAGAAATGAGAACAATCCTTCAGGATCTAAGAGAACTAATTGCTAAAGAGATCGAGTATAAGTTTATGCCACTTCATATTTGCAAAGAATGCAACAACATCGCAGAAGGCGCTTTAATTCAACACATTGTCGCAGCAATAAGAGATGAGGACGAATGTCTATTCACTACAGATCAAACAATCGCAGCACTTTGATGATGTGCTGTCAAGAAGTGCAGTTTGAATACAGCTGTGCTTACTGTCAAGAGCCAATGGGTTGTTACTATTGTTCATTCAATTTAGATGAACGCCACGATTGCATGCAGGATTAGACACGCCCAAGATCATGCGTAAACCATTGATGGATTTGACAGGCGCGGTACGCTATAACTCGCTAGCGAGCGCCTGTGGGCGATTGCTCGCGACCGCGTGTTTAGCTGTTGGGGCAGGCCTATTCATAAATGAATCGACTCCCACAGAAGCAGTAGCAAAAGAAGTTAAACCTTTAACGATTAAAGAATATATTCAAAGCCATTTAACAGTTAACACTTACCAATGCTTAGATACTCTTGCTACCAAAGAGAGTAACTGGAACTTCAATGCTGTTAATGGTAGCCATCATGGATTCATGCAGGGTAGGTCTAAGTGGTTAGCAACTGCTAATGAAGAGCAGCAATATGATTGGGCAAGTAGGTATGTTGCTCATCGCTATGGAGTTACAGAGTATGATGAACCAGACTTCTGTGCAGCTCTAGATCATTGGAAGAAACACTCATGGCATTAGACAAGCTAAACACTAGACGCTATCGAGGACAGCGCGAGCGAGTGTTCAGTCGTGATGGCAGGATGTGTCAGATCTGTGGCACAGATGAAGGTGAGATGCACATCGACCACATCATCCCACGCAAGGCAGGTGGAACTCATGACCTCGACAATCTAAGAGTGTTATGCAAGAGCTGCAACCTACGCAAGGGTGCGCTCAATGATGGGGTTTTTTTAGGTAAGACGGCTACCCCCCCTGTCTTTTCTGGCATTCTCTCCCCGACACAGTCCGAACCGATGCTGGACAGTCCTTTTAAGACCCGACCTAGTCCGAGTCAATGACAGATAAGCCCAAAAGATCCAAAGCCCTACGAGGGGCAACTAAACCAAGGCTTCACAGTCCACTTCTAAAGGGCGAAAACAAGCTGCAAGATGTCAAGGATCTTTGTGAGATCGTAAAGATGCCTTTAATGCCTTGGCAGGAGTTCGTGCTGAAAGATATGCTCACGATTGACAAAAAGGGCAACTGGATTCGCAAAACTAACCTGATCTTGGTGGCCAGACAAAACGGCAAGACCCACTTGGCGCGAATGCTGATCCTTGCTCACTTGATCAAGTGGAATACCAATGTCCTGATCATGTCCTCTAATCGAAGCATGGCTTTAGACACATTTAGGCAAGTTACTCACCTGCTTGAAACCAATGATCATCTCAAAGGGTTTGTAAAGCAGATCCGACACGCCAACGGCACTGAGTCGATCGAGATGCTATCTGGGGCAAGGCTTGATGTCGTAGCAGCTACTCGTGACGGCTCTCGTGGAAGATCAGTTAATGGATTGCTTTATATCGATGAAGTTCGCGAAATTACCGAGGACGGATTCCGGGCAGCGACTCCAACAACCAGAGCGCACCCTAATTCGCAGACCCTTTTGACCTCTAATGCTGGTGACGCTTTCAGCACTGTGCTTAATGACCTTAGAGAACGCGCTATTGACTACCCGCCAAAGTCTTACGGCTTCTATGAGTATTCTGCGCCGCAGTATTGCAAGATCACAGATCGCAATGCTTGGGCTCTTGCTAATCCTTCCCTTGGCTACACAATTACGGAAGAAGCGATTGAAGAAGCCATCGCAACCAGTCCGATTGAAAATACAAGAACTGAAACTCTTTGCCAGTGGATTGACAGCTTGTCAAGTCCTTGGCCTCATGGAGTGCTTGAGGAAACATCAGATAGCACACTAGAAATGGCTGTTGGGGCTTATACTGTATTCGGTTTCGATGTCAGTCCGTCAAGGCGGAACGGATCATTAGTCGCAGGACAACTACTCCCAGATGGACGGATTGGCATCGGAATCCTAGAAACTTACAGCTCTCAAGTGGCGATCGATGAACTCAAGATGGCAGCATCAATTAAAGCTTGGTGCGACATCTATAAGCCGCGTGTAGTCTGCTTTGACAAGTACGCAACCCAGACCATTGCAGACCGATTGAGCAACGCTGGAGTTATGACCGAGGACATCTCAGGCCAGCAATTCTACAAAGCCTGTGGCGACCTTCTGGAAGGTTTGGTCAATCATCGAGTGGTTCATAACGGGCAAGCAGAACTTATTCAACAGATGAACAATTGTGCAGCTAAAGTCAACGATTCAGCATGGCGAATCATTAAGCGAAAGTCTGCTGGAGATATTTCAGCCCCAATCGGTTTGGCGATGGTTGTAAGCAAGTTAATGATCCCTCAACCAAAGCCTCAGATTTATACTTGACATTTGCTAGCAATCTGTCTAGGTTGTGCTATCATTTAGGCTATGGGTATATTTTCGCGAGCAGAATCACCTTCTAAAAAGTCGTCTGTCGAAGCGCAATATGCCCCTCAAGTTCTAGGTGAGTATTCACCTTATGCCATGCCGTTTCAATATGCATTCGTCAGCAGAGAAGATGCCCTCTCTGTACCAGCGTTGCAAAGATGCCGCAATCTTTTGGCTGGCACTATCGGTGCAATCCCATTAGAGCTTTACAGAAAATCAACTAACGAAGAGCTTGGCTCACCAGTATGGTTAGAGCAACCTTCATATTCTCAACCTCGATCCGTAACGATTGCTTACACAGTTGAATCATTGCTTCTATATTCGCAAGCCTTCTGGCAGGTCGTTGAAGTTTATAATGAAGATGGACGACCATCTCGTTTTGAATGGATTGCAAATAATCGCGTAACTGCAACTCTAGATAGTACTAATACTTTTGTTAAGTCTTATGCAGTCGATGGAATGACATTACCAATGGACGGCCTTGGAAGTTTAATTACTTTCCAGTCTTTGCTGCCCGGTATCTTAACAACAGGCATTCAAACAATTCGCGCAGCCATCGATGTTCAGAAAGCAGCAGCAATTGCTGCATCTACTCCAATGGCTACTGGTTATATTAAAAATACCGGTGCTGATCTTGATCCTAAAGAAGTTTCAGGTTTACTAGCTGCTTGGCGGACTGCTCGCAACAATCGATCAACTGCTTACCTAACTAGCACTTTAGAATATAACCCTGTGTCATTTTCACCTAAAGAAATGATGTACGGAGAAGCCATTTTCAATTTGGCTACTGAAATTGCGCGCCTTTGCAATGTGCCAGCCTATTATGTTTCAGCAGATCAGAACAATTCAATGACTTATGCAAATGTGCAAGACGAACGCAAACAATTCTTGACCCTATCTTTACAACCATTTATCACAGCCATTGAGGATCGTTTATCGATGGACGACATTACTGCTCGAGGCAATGTTGTTAAGTTTGACATTGACAAAAACTTCTTGCGCACAGATCCAATGCAAGAACTGGCAGTTATTGAAAAACTATTACAACTTGAACTTATTACCCAAGAACAAGCAATGGAAATGACAGATCTAACACCTAACGGAAGTCAAGGTATGCAATGAATCAAGTAATTACCTTCTCGGCTGATCTCACAGCAGATTCAGCTAGTCGCACCATTTCAGGCAAGATTGTGCCGCTTAATGTTGAAGCAGGATCAACCAACATGGGCAAAGTTATTTTTCTTTCTGGATCTATTGACATTCCAGATCCTAAGGCAATCAAGTTGCTTAGCCAGCATGACACTAAAAAGCCACTAGGCCGCATGGTTAGCTTCTCAGAATCAGAAGATGCTATTCACGCTGTATTTTCTGTCAGTCGTTCACAGCGCGGTACAGAAGCCTTAATCCTTGCTGAAGAAGGTTTGCAATCAGGATTAAGCATTGGGGCAGAAGTCCTAAAGTCAAAGATCAAGGACGGCGTGACATATGTGTCAAGTGCTCGAATGGTCGAAACAAGTTTAGTAACTGAGCCAGCATTCAAGTCAGCCCAAGTTACTGATATTGCAGCAGAAGAATCTGCTGTCGTAGAAGAATCAACCCAACCAACAGAAAGCGAGATAGCCAACGTGGAAAATACCACTCCAGCCGTCGAAGCAACACCAGTTGAAGCACCAGCGGTCGAAGCTGCTCGCCCAACTGTCACAGCAATGGCTTACACAAAGCCACGCATTGAACTAACAGCTGCTAAGTATGCAGAGAACACAATTCGTGCAGCACTAGGCGATGAGTCAGCTCGTCAATACCTACTTGCAGCAGATGACACAACAGACAACGCTGGTCTTGTACCAACTCGTCAACTGAATGAAATCATTAACCCACTTGGCACAACAATCCGCCCATCAATCGATGCAATCTCTCGCGGAGTGCTTCCAGATGCAGGTATGACTTTTGAGATCCCAAAGATCACAGTAATGCCTACTGTTGGTGAAGTTGCAGAAGGTGCAGCATTCACAGAAACAGATCAGAACTCAGCGTTCTTATCAGTATCAGTTAAGAAGTATGCCGGACAACAGACATTCTCTGTCGAGTTGTTAGACCGCACATCTCCTGCATTCTTTGACGAGCTTGTTCGTAACATGGCCGCAGCTTACGCAAAGACAACAAACGCAGCAGTAAACGCTGCACTTATCTCAGGCGCATCACTTGATGCAACAACAGTTGCAACATACCCAACAGCAGCTGAATTGCTTGGAATTGTTGCTCGTGGATCTGCTTCTGTTTATGCAGCCACAGCAGGATTACCAAACCCATTCGCTCGCAACATGGTTGTATCGACTGGACAATGGTCAAACATCATGTCATTAAATGACTCTGGGCGTCCAATTTATACCGCATCACAGCCAATGAACGCTGGCGGTCAAGTAGCACCAACATCACTAACAGGTAATGTCGCAGGACTTAATCTGTATGTTGATCCAACAAACGCTGGCGATAGCGATGGAACAATCCTTATCGTTAACCCAGATGCTTACACATGGTACGAAAGCCCTACCTACCGCTTGCGTGCAGAATCAACAGCAGCAGGTCAAGTAACTATTGGTTACTACGGCTTCGGCGCAATCGCAACTAAGGTTGGCGCTGGCGCATTCAAGAACAACAAGGCGTAAGCCCACTAAGTCGCTAAGAGGGGGCATAGCCCTTGCCCCCTCTTGGTCTTTAGAAAGGATCGCACATGGCACTTACAACAGTCGCAGAACTTCGAAGCACACTCGGAGTAGGCACATTGTATCCAGACGCGACCTTGCAAAGTGTCGCAGATGCAGCAGATTCAGTTCTTATTCCAATGCTTTGGGCTCCCAAGTGGTTTGCCGTAGCGCATAGCAACATCGTAGGTGAAGGCACTTTATACTTTGACATTCCAGTAAAAGAGATTTTCTATGTTGGACAGACTGTAACCATTTCCAATTCTGGTACAAAGTTTAACGGCTCTAAAACAATTTTAAGCGTTGGCGAATACACAATCTCAGTAACCACAACTCACACAGTTATTCAGCCTGAGCACCCGATTGAACCTTTTGGCACAGTAGCATCAGAAACTTATACCGACTGGACTCTTGATGAAGCAGTTCAGAATGCGGCTCTCATGATAGCTGTTGAGATCTGGCAAGCAAGAACCAGCACTTTGACTGGTTCTAACTCCGTAGATTTCCAGCCCTCACCTTATCGAATGTCAGCACAGCTGCTCGCTAAGGTAAGAGGATTGATCGCGCACGCGCTAGACCCTCGCTCAATGGTGGGCTAATGCCATCATCAGTAACAACACTTCGAACTACACTAGCAACTGCGTTAGTTGATGATTCTCTTTGGAGCACATTCGCGTTTCCGCCAAGCGTAGTTCTTGCCAATTCAGTTATCGTAAGCCCGGACGATCCGTATCTCGCCCCGAGCAATAACTCACGCAACACAGTCAGCGCACTTGCTAATTTTAAGATTATTATTACTGTGCCTTTATTTGATAACGAAGGCAATCTAAACGGCATTGAAACTAATGTGGTTCGAGTGTTTAATTTACTCGCTGCTAGTTCTTTGACCTATAATGTAGGCAGTGTATCTGCCCCAAGCGTTCTCAATGCTGCATCAGGTGATCTGCTCAGCTGCGAGATGTCCGTATCAATCCTAACAAGTTGGAGTTAATATGTCAGACCTAACACCAGAGGATCTAGCCTTCTTGAAGAAGATTGGTCAGATCACCACAGCACCAAAGCCAGTAACTACTAAGAAG